CCTCGTCACCATCGACTGCGTACTCCCTGGACGGCATTACTTACCTGTGATGGAGTGCCAGACGGCGAGCAGTTTCTCGGAGTAGCGAGCGCCGACATAGAGGCCGCCAAGGAAGGAGATACCGATCAGGAGGATTGTAAGCATATTAGGCAGGGAGAGAGATGTTGAGGACGAAGAGTTCGGCCCGGAGTTCGGCTTCGGTAGGCTTGTTAATAAGGGTCAGAGTACCGAAGTACTTGCCGTCCTTCTTGAACTCGCTGTAGCCGATGCACTTGTTGTCCTTGACGAAGGCATTCCACCCGGCAGCGATAACTGTGGGTTCGGCAGGCTTAGGTGTTGCGGTAGGCATAAAGTTTAGACGAAGTAAGAGTAATAAGACCCATTGCCATCGTGGTAGTAATTATATCCGTCATAGTACTCGATGAATGTACCATTAGTAACATACCAAGTGCTTTCGTAATTGTAACCACCAGAGCCATTCCAATTGTATCTATCTCCGTAGTATGTTCCTGTCACACTCAATCCAGAGGGAAGCGAGAATGTATTAGTGCTTGTTACATTATCAAAGACTAGCGTACCATTAGAATGGAACGACCCAGTCTGAGTGGTGTAGTAGTCTACTCCATTTCCTTGCCAGAAATAATTGGTAGTCTTCCCGTTGCTGTAATAATTATTAGACCCACTAGGAACTTCAGTTTGAGACGCTCCACTCACAATGGAAGTACCATACGGCTTTTGCCATTCTGCAAAATAAGTGTAACCGCCATCGCCATCCCAAGTGTATCTACTGCCTACATAAACTGGGTAGTAGGATGTTCCAAGAATGTCGACAGCAGTGCCACTTTCACCCGTAATGTTCTGAGTGATAAGAGTACCGGCGCTGATATAACTGCCAGTACTAATTGAATAATAACTTCCGTTGCCGTCCGATCTAAACGAAGTAGATGTTCCGTTGTTGTAGTAAGTGCCGGAAGAACTTGGAACCTCTGTCTGATTGCTTACGGAGTTCAACTCAGTTCCGTAGGAATACCAGATCGTGTTTGTAACGGAGTTGTAAGACCCGCTTCCATCGTGCGAATATGCCGGATAGGAATTGCCGCCTACATAGTCGCTTCCGCCGATGTTGACATAAAGGACAGTCGGGCTGGCAGTGTCCGTTGCAAAGATGCCAGGAGGCTTATAGGAGACAGTTCCTGTAGTTCCGAAGTCCGTGTATGTGCCGCCAGAGCCATCAGCCCTGATAGCAAATGTGGCATTCTGGTTAGGGACTTGTGCGCCGCCAAGCGGATTGGAGAAATAAGTTCCTCCGTTTACGATGGGGTACTCCTGAAGCGCCGTGTATCCAGTGATTGTTCCAGCCGCAGGGAAGGACGGGCCACTCGGAAACGAAACGATAGTCCCGAACCCGGTACGGCTAGTGCCGGACGAGATGCCTGTGCCGATCCGATGGAGGTCAACGCCCATTATGCCACAGCGTAGGCGATATGGACAGGGGTAGCAGCGGTATCAGAAACACAACGCACGATGCCGTTGTAGTTATCAAGCGAGATGCTTTCGCCAGCCTTGACCTTCAGGCCGTCTGTGCCAGTCGCAGCGAAGAACACAGTCACCAGAGCCGTAGCGTGCTGGTTCTGGATGATGACGCTGATGCGGCGCTCAGGGGTGGCGGCAACGGCTAGGGCGGTGCTGGCAGAAGTACCCACAGTAACAGTAGCGTGGGTAAAGGCCCGGATGAACGGGGAGGAGATGGAGATGTTGGACATATTATTAGTAAGTGCGGTTCATATTGATGCGGTTGACCTGTTTCTGCTGGCGCAGGATGATGTCAATCGCTTCGGTGAGAGTGTTCTGGGCTTCGGCTTCAGCGACCTGGGCGGCTTCCAACTGCAACTCGGACTTGAGCCAGTCAGAAAAAGCGCCACGGGCAGCGTAAGAAGCGAACAGATAGGGAATCTGTACGATCTGCCACTTCGCAGGATGAGTCGAAGGAGACTGACCAGCGGTGGTCGCTTCCACGCAGTTGTAGAAGTTCCCATAGTGGGGCTTACCGGCTACCGGGGTATAAGTGCCAGTGTTGCTTCCGCTGTCGAAATAGACCTGAGCGCCAACAGAATAGGCAACGGCGGGAGCATACAGATCGCCAACGAGTTCAGGACGCTTAGTGCGGTATTCGGCATAGGCTGTGCCAGGGTCGGCTGGGAGAACCAGTTTCTGGACTGTGCCGTTGTCGTAGATACGGAACGACAGGCCGGAAGCACGTGTGCTAACCAAGGGGTCTCGGTCATAGCAGTTCAGGACTTCACCGGCATCGGCGGGGATAGCTGCAGTAACGAGTCCATTGCCATCGTCGGTGAGGACGAGTTGGACTACACGAAGAAGGTCAGGCCAGTCTTGGGACTCCCAGGCGTGACGGACACGCTCGTTGATGAAGTCACGGAACTGGGCGAATGTCTCCTCAGAGACGATGTGCCTGTCCTGCCCGGAATACTGAAGGGCGTTGAACAGGATAGGGGAAAAGTGGGTGGTTCTCATTATGTGAGAAATCCGTCTGCCGTGAAGACCGCACCTTGAACAGTGGTGCGCTTAACTCGGTTGGTCACGGCGACCTCCGGGTTGTGCTTGATATAGTCGTCCATAAACTCCTTGTCATTCCAGCACTCGTAGCCAAGGCGTTGTCCCCAATAGTGAAAAGCAGAGAGGGGAATCTGGGCTTTTAGTTCCCCGACCCCCTCAATGCTGGATGCCGCATTACTATGACGGAAGGCCGCCATAGACTTCGCCTGCGTATAAGCAGCCGCCTCTTGCATCCTCCAGCCCGTCAGAAGTTCCCTCTCGACTTGCTTTCGCAGATCGGGGGGGATGGCTTCGGACAGGGACTGGATGATGTCAGACAAGCGGGTCTGATTAGGCGGTGAAGTCGAACTTACCGAAGGCCAGCGGGTTGTGGATGCACAGACCGGCGACGGCTTCGACAAGACGAGCAGGGCCACCACCATTGTCCGTCAGTTCGGTGACCTGGGCGACGTTACCGCCGTAGCGGACTTCGACCATATCGAACGGGATGATGTAACCGCTGAAGTTGTTCTTCAGGAACAGGGACGGGTGGAGGCGGATGCGACCAAAGTCACCTTCAAACACGTCCACGGACGAGACGTAGGACGAGGCATCAGCGTCACGATTGAACGTGCGGATGCTCTGGTACTGGTTCGTGCCGGAGGCGTTGGTCGTGAAGACGAGGTTGGTGAAGGCGCGCTTCAGTGTCGGGCCGACGAGAGCGTCGTAGTCCTTGAACTGGCCGGTCTGGGAGTAGATGCCGGTCAGGATGTCCTGCACGACAGTCTCGGTGAGAGCAGCTGTGCCGACAGTCGAAATCTGCGAGGCAGACGGGCAGAAGGCGGAAGCAGCAGCCGGGAGATCGACAGTGTCGATGTTAGCGGCGGCGACGATCCACTTGTCAAGACCACGGGTGCGGTAGCCGACAGTGCCGTTATCGACCTGAGCGCCCTGATTGGAACACATCGCCACTTCCATATCACGCTTGATGAGCGTAATGGCCTTGGAGACGTTGTTGGCGAGTTCGTCACGGACACCGGCGATGTTGGCGACATCCTGGGTGAGTTTCGAGACACGGACGGCCTTGCGGAAGATCTGGATACGATTGCTCAGTTCGACACGGAACTGGGTCGTACCATCGTTCACGAAGTTAGTCGTGCCGGTGTTCGGGTCAACGTCAGTGCCGTCAACCACAGGGGTCGGGGCAGTGGTGGCGGGGAGGCGGTCAGCCTGCCAGCGGAAGATCGTGTTACCGGGCTGGGCAGCCTTCTTCGCCATCGAGGTGAAGGGGGTGTCCTTCGCATCGACCATAGCGATGAGGTTAGCCAGGTCTTCACGCTTACCAGCGTTGACGATATTCTTTTCGAGAAGTGAGGGCATATTGGGTAGGGATTAGGGGGGATTAGATGAAACCTTTCGACAGCAGGACTTTGGCGAGGTCATCGGCGGAGGTCGATTTTGCGAATCGAGTGACAGCGGTTTTGGCAGATGCTTCGGTTCTGCTAACTTTCGCTGGCGTGGCAGTAGGGCGGACGGGCTGTACGGGAGCCTTCTTCTGAGTCTGTGCAGACTTAGTCGAGGATTCTCGCATCTTCATACCGGCAATGGCATCTCCAATCCAGATCTGCCAATCAGGGAACTTCTTAAGTTCCGGGGCCGTGCGAAGGATTTGTTGCGCTACTTGGTACTCTTGCGATTGGGGGGACTTCCACCAGGGGTAAGCTGCTTCGGCAATAGGCTTGATTCTGCTCTCGGTATCGATTCGGGCCATCTGCCGGGGCAAATGTTCCTCGATAGCCTTCGTAGCATTGACAAGCATACGGCTAACATCTTCCGACCCGTATTCAGTCTCTCCAAGGACGAACCCTTGCGGATTCTCCATACATTTATAACGCAGCCAACGGGCTTGTTCGATTTCCTTGTCCACTTCAGCCTTCGATTTTAACGTCGAGAACGGATTATTTGCGTCTGTGACGCTAGTTTCGTTCTGGGCGCTCGCTTGCTGGGCTTCGGTCATCGTCTGCTTCAACGCTTCCATCTCCTGTCGGAGACTTGCGACTTCCTCCTCCGCCTGCTTTCGCTTGGCAGTGAGTTTGTCGATACGTTTCTGCACACCCTTAGGTAGATCGCTGTCTACCTCGTCTTCCTGTGCTTCCTGTGAATGAACGTCGTCGCCATCCTCGGCCTGGGGGACTTCGTCGGAGGCTTCTGCTTGTGTGGCATCGGCTGCTTCCGGGTCGTCCTTGACCTCCGTCTGGGCTTCATCCTCGTTCTCGGCCTGGGATTCTACCGCCTGCTCGCCATCAGCGAACAGTGTCTCACGTAGTTTAAGCGCGAGGGTTTCTTCGTTTAAGCCCGAAGAGTGGGCGTTCGACTGTGCCTCGGTGTTATTTTCAGCCGTTCCGATATCGGCATTGGGATCTTCTGACATATCAGGGAATTGTTGCTCCCAGGGGCGTACGGGGATTAACCCCCGAAATCAATGCGGGTCAAAGGCCGGAGAGGGTGTTTGGA